TTAGAGCACCACCTTGACATGGTGGGGGTCACTGGTTCGAGTCCAGCTAGTCGCACCACCTATCAAAGCCAGTAATTTCCAACTGGCTTTTTTCTTTCCTAAAATTCACTTCTAAATCAATTATTTACCACCAATTTACTAAATCAATTATCAAAATTTCAAACCTTAAATATTGCCAACTTTTAGTTATTTTTATATATTTTTAGTCATTGATCACGCCAAAATTACGCAAAATTTTGTGCGATTACGCCAATTAAAAGTGTGAGGTGATATATGGCTACGATGCGAAAACGTGGTGACAAATGGCGAGTAGAGATTTATAAAAACGGAATTAGAAAATCTAAAACCTGTAAAACAAAAGCAGAGGCCATTCAATGGGCTTTAGAAGAAGAAAAGAAATTAGAGCTACAAGAACAAGGATTGCAACCGGAAACCGTCTTAGCAGACGTTGTAGAGCGTTATTTGAAAGAAATTACGCCAACCAAGCGAGGAATACGCCACGAAACTTTAAGATTAAACAAATTCGCCAGACACCCGATTTGTAATAAGTTTATCGGTGATGTAACGAGAAAAGATTTTGAGCAATGGATAGCAGAAAGAGAAAAAGAAGTTAGCGGTGAGAGTATTAGACGAGAATTATCTACTATCAGAAATATTTTTAATGTAGCGGTCGAGCGTTGGAATTATATTGAAAAAAATCCAATGATAGGGCTTGTTTTACCAAAAGGTAGCGAGCCAAGAACACAAAGATATTCCGATGAAGAAATAGAAAGAATGCTCTACGTTAGCGGTTATAACGATACACTCAAAACAATTAGAGCAAGAACTGGTGCAGCGATGCTATTTGCTATTGAAACAGCAATGCGAGCCGGTGAGATTTGTGGATTGACTTGGGATAACGTGAACTCAGAGAAAAGAACCGCTTATTTGCCAATAACGAAAAACGGCACTTCTCGGACTGTTCCGCTAACGAGAAACGCTGTGGCTATTCTTGAGAGATTGAAAAAAGAGATTGGAAACACTGGTTTGTGTTTTCAGCTTGATACTAGATCGCTTGATGCCGCTTTCAGAAAGATTAAGAAAATGGCAATGTGCGAGCATTTACGCTTTCACGATACAAGGCGAGAGGCTTTAACGAGATTGGCGAAAAAGGTTGACGTGATGACCCTTGCGAAAATATCGGGGCATAAAGACATTCGGATACTTCAAAATGTCTATTACGCCCCGAATATGGAAGAAGTCGCTGAACTTCTAGATTAATTAAGCATCACTTGCTTGATAACCGCTAGATTTTTCAATAGTCGCGCGGGCTGTTTCTTTTGGATTTTTAAAATCTGTTAGTTTTACAAGAAAGTATTCCGTTTCGGTTGTTTGTTTTTGGAATCCCATCTCGTTCTCGCTGATTATAAAATTCCAACTGCCATTTTGTTCGAGAACCAATAATGCGCTTTGAAACTCTTTTGGCAGTGTTGCTACGCATAAAGATTCATCGTTTACCTGTTCTTCTGTTACGGCAGGAACGATGACTTTTAATACATCCAATCCACCGCTAGTTGTTCCAATGCTTTCAATTTTCGCTTTAATCTCTGCAATATCTTTGCCGACTAAATAAGCGAATGTTTCGTTTTTACTTCCAAAGTTTGCCATATATATACTCCTATTGACCTTGTTTACCTTTTTCATAAGCCGCTTTTAAATCTAGATTTTCTAGAGCTGTCATTTTTTCAATAACTCCATCAAGGCTAGATTTAAATTCTGTGATTTTCTGAATTAATTTCTCTGGCATTGTTTCGCCAGATTTAAGATTGCGCACCGCATCGGCTAATTCTCGCAATGTGTCTAAATCAGCCGCTACGTCACCGCCTAGTAAGTCGGATTTAAGCTGTACAATCTTTTGCTCAATTAATGCAATAATTTCCTTGTCTTGAGTGCCAAGATATTCAGCAAAGCTATTGAGCAGTTCTGCTATTGTTTGTTGTGCCACTATAACGCTCCTAGCTGATAGTGAGTTTTTAATTCTTCAAGCGTTGGGATTTTTTCCTTTCTCGCCTCAATCTCTTTTATTAAACGCACTTTAACCTTGATGTTAGGTCTTGAGCGTTTAACTAATCTGATAATCATCTCGCCTCCGTTACATCATGGATAAGCGTAAATTCACCGCCTGCGAGCGTTCTCACTAATCCTTGCGGACTGGTGCATTGCAAATCCCAGCTTGCAGTTTCCCACTTCACCCCTAGTGTTTTATCGTGCGATAATGTGACCGCAACTAGATTTTCGCTTACAGTAATTTCACCTGTTTCAGTTGACAGCTTGATAATTTCGCCTTTCTTTGGCTCAATCCACATGTCAAACTTACTACCGGTTAAATCACTTTTCTGCTCGTCATCTTCCAGGATTTCAAACGTCCAGCCGTCATCATCACCACGCACTGTCTCTAGCTCAATGTTTTCCATTTTTGCTCCAAATAAAAACCGCACCAAGATTTCTCTAAGTGCGGCTGGTTGAATTTGAGTTAATTAAATAACGATTAATCCGTTTTCTTTTAGATGGGTGTAGATACGGTCAATCGTTACCTGTTTTAACGATTTCGAGGTTTCTTCTTTAGTTAGTGGCTTATCCATAATCGCATTTGCTGTTTCGCCATCAATCCACTTATATTCGGATGTAATAGGTGTGAAATCCGTTACAGAATCACCACTATCAGCGCCAGAACCAACTACGTATTTAGCATTAATTGAACCGTCCTCTTGGATTGAATAAGTGGCAATGGTTGAGTAAACAGGATTTAAAATTTTATTGAATTGCATAAGCATCCTCATTTTTTAGTTTGCGGTAAAGTGAATTTGGACTGAATTTGTGTGGATTATCAAATCCTAGACATTCAGCGCACCATTCTGAGCAGAAATATTTTTTTTGATTTTGCTTGAATGGCAAAAGCACACCAAGCGCACCAAACCAGTCATATTTCAGCCCTGCTGTTTTTTTGTAAAATAATCTGACCAAATCGGCATTAATATCAACTTCGACCAAATCCCATCTGTCGTTAGGTAGTGGCATAAGTCTAAGTCTCACATCCCCATCAATATTGCTTGCTGTGTAGCACTCAAATAACATTATTCCGTTTTCCTTATAATTGGGAATAACTATTTCGCAATGGCTGTAATTCCCCCTTGTCAGAAATCGGATTGTGTCATCACACAAGCGATAAACTGTATTTTTAAAGCCTTTTCGTTTGCGTTTATGCTTGTAGAAAGCGATATATACTTTCGACATATTTTTTAACTCCATAAATAAAAACACCAACTCACTACTGCGAATTGGTGTTAGCTACGAGCCACCATAAAGGTGAATGTGGTGCCGTTGATGTTTATGTATTTATCGCTGGCTCTAAGTCTTATTCGTATCCTATGCGCTCTGTTTGGCTCTAAATCAATCATTGTTGTAAGCATTATAAACTGCTCATTCCAATTGCTCTTTTCAGGCGTGGTATTAGTGTAGTTAAATGCTCTGCGTTGATCGTTTAAGTACATCCTAATATTAACACCAGAAAATCTGTCATTATCATCTTCGTTGCGTGAAGAATAAATTCCAAACGGCAGAACGGTTGGATAAAGCAAGGCCTTACGCCAAAACGGAGCGGCTGGCAAGTCTATGGTTAGATGAGTATTCTCCCAATCATACCTATTATCTGCTCTATAAGCCGAAACGCTATAAAACTTAGCAATATCCCCGATGATATTGTCAGCCTTAATGGTTTGACCCTCGATGTTCACACCTCGAATCGTGCTACCCTCAATGAGTACGCCTCGAATCGTGCCACCACTGATATTAGAGCCTCTAATATCGCCACCGCTGATAGTATTACCGTGAATATTTGTGCCTGTAATCTCGCCTGCTGTAATTCTTCCGATGTTGGAACTGATAGCTGACAAGCTACCAACATTTAACTTATCAGAAGTCAGTGAACGAGAGACAATGTGATTTGAATTGATGCTATTTGTCGCGATATGTTTGGCCGCTACCGCACCGACTGCAATATTGTTAGCTGTTACGCTATCAGCGCCAAGCTGTTTAGTGGTAATTGAGTTTGTAACAATCGAGCCGCCATCAATAGAGGTTATTGAGGTTTCTCGCCACTGGCTAGGCACATTTTGGCTTGAATTGACTTCCTCAAGCATTGCCCTAGCCATATAGCAGTCTTGGTAGGCTTGCTTATAACCAAATCGTGTGATACGGAAAATAAGACAAACGACACCAGACTTAGGAGCGGTAAACTTAACAAAAGCTCTATGTGCTTTACTCGTATCTACCCCATTTGCAAAATGAGACGAACTAGCCTCAACGCAAGCCTCGCCATTATTCAGCAATATTCTATCTCGCTCACCAAATAATCCAGAGTCTGCGATCCAGCGAACATAATTTTCACGGTTAGCACTATATTCTTCAGCTATCAGATATCCACCGCAATGATGGCAACCTACATAAGCAGAAAATATGTAGGTTTTGCCAGCGATAACATTAGCGAAAACTCGTGCATTATCCACCCAATATTGATTATTTCTGCTATCGGTAGCTAATTGTGCGAATCCATTCACAGTCCATCTAGCAAAGCTAAACGTTTCATTTTTATACTGGCTGTCTCTTGGTCGGTAAGCTTGGTTTGTGTTATACCGTAGATTTTCATACTCAACGCCAACACTACCTGCCGTCCAATATTTTCTAATTTCTTCGTTATGGGCAACAAAACTGTGCCAACCTTCAGAATTGCCAGTAAACAACGGATTATGCAGTAAATTACCGCCAAGCCCCAAGGCGAGTTTTTCACCTGTGATTTGAGTTGCTGCAATATGCTCAGCTCTTACCGCTCCAGCCTGTAATGCGCCAGTAGTAACAGAGTTGGCTGCTAATTTAGACGCAGTAACTTCGCCATCTGCAATCAAATCACCAGCAACTACCGCTTTACCATTTTGAACCTTAAATATCGGTTTCGGTGTTCCGTTGGTATTTGGCACAACTTGGAACTTATCAGCCATTACAATGACAGAGCTTTCTTCTTTGTTTGCACCAAGAGAAATACCTGCTATTGCTGTCTTGCCGCCAGAAATAACCTGCGTTTTAATTGTATGTGTAGCGGACAACTTACCATTAACATCAGCAACTGCTTTGCTAACGCTTTGAACTTCCGCTCTTGCACTTGCTACACTGCTTTCTGCATCTTCTGGTGCTGGAGTCCAGTCTGTTGCAACGGTACCACGCTCAAATTTGATTTTATTGATAGTGTATTCAGAATTGGCACTACTTGGATAAAAATACAGATTTAAGTGTGTATTGTCTGCATAGATACCCTCATTTTTACCACCATTAGGTAACTTCCATTTTCCTTTACCTTGATAAACACCGTCCGCAACTTTTTCTAAAGTTAATAGTTCGCCATATCCTCTGGAGTTAAAAACCCCAATACCGGTGCGGTCTGCACCAATTTCGCCGTATAGCGTAACAATCACATCATCGCCGACAGCAGGAGCTTCCGTGATTTTATAACGTTGCCCGTAATCAGAGCTTGTGATAGGTGTACCACTATCTCTAATCAAGTTTCGTCCGCCAACTTGCAATTTGTCCAACTCTGCTTTCGCATCATTTTTCCAGATTGCCTGTAATGACGATTGAGCTAGACTTGCTACCTCGTTTTTACTTGCTTTAGTGGACTTGATTTCATTAATCGCACTTTCTGCATTATTAACTTTAACGGAAAGAGATGCCGTTTCAGATTTAGTTTGTTGAGCTACAGAATTAGCTGTATCAGCGGTTGATTTGGTTGAGGTAATTTCACCAATTAAAGCGTTGTCTAATTGGCTTTTGTTTACTTTTCCACTTAAGTCACTAGCTTGTACCTTGGCTGTATATTCACGACCATTCCAAACATACAATTTCCCATCTTTGGTGTTGTAAACTTGGTTGTGTCCGATGAATTTACCAGTGTCCAGCTCGCTTACAGTCTTGATCAACTCGAGATTACGAGCTGGTAGCGCCGTGTCGATTACTTCATCGGCGATATTTTGAGAGAGTTTTTTGTTTAAAATCTCTAACTCTGCATCAATATCAACCGAACTTTCGCCACGAGTACCAGTCCGTTGATTGAATGGACCAATATTCATGCCTCTAGTGTGTCTTAGCCAGTAGTATCTAACCTGTTTAGCTCCGACTTCGTGCGTGTAGGTTCGAGAATTAACTTTCGCTAACCGTTTAGCGGTCTTGATATCGTTTGTTTCGCTGACGAAAATTTCGGTAGATGTTGCCTCATCAATCCAATCCCATTCGATTGTGATATTTCCTAGTCCACCAGTAACTATCACGCCTGTCGGTGCTGGCGGTTTATCAATAGTAAAGGTTTGAGTTCTTTCACCTAATAATTGCCCTTTCTCATTTTTGATTTGGATAACAACGGTGTATTCGCCATTTTCCAAGTCATCAAAGCTAATATTAGGCGATGATTGACCTAAACGAACATCATATAAAGCACCGTCTTTATAGATTTTAATGTCATATTTGACTAACCCATTGCCACCAGTAATATCAGTAGCAAAACTAACACTTCCGTCTGGGTTAGTGATAACACCAATATTGCTAATCTGTGGTGCGCTTAGAATTGATGTGGATTTAGGCTCAAACTTCGCACCATTATCAACAATCGCCTCTTTCTGCGGTTCGTGCTGCAAGGCTGTGATGGTGTATTTACCTTTTGCGTCCTCTTTAACAGATAAAGCTTTAAATAACTGGCTTGTTACCTGTTGAGTAGATAGCGACCATACGCCATAAACCTCTAATCCAGTTGGAGCTTGGTCTAAAGTAACTTCTGCACCTTTCGCAGAAATAATCTTGATGTCTTGATGTTTCGCATTTTGGTTAATGTAACTAAAGTAACTATTACCATTGACAGAAATTTCTCTGTCTAAAGTGACTTTATTTCCGTTAATTGCTAAAACTCTACCACCAATATTCGTGCCTGCGTAATACGTATCAGCAATCTTAATGATGTCACCGGGGATGTGCATTAAGCCTTCTGCGCCAACTGTAAAGGTGACGGTTTTAGTCTCTAGTTTTTCTGTCTGAAGTAGCCATAAACCTGTGCGGTGCGCTTGCCCCCTAGAGGTACAGCCAAATGCAGTTATCTTCTTAACGTTTAAGCCATTTTTGCGAATAGAATCATCATCAGAAACATATTCAATCGCTCTTTCATAAGAGTTATCTTTGTCTGCGTATTCAACCTGAATTGCGTTATGGCGAGCTTTTTTGGCCGAGAAAGTGTAATTAAACTCGCCATTCTCTACGTTTGCGTTTGTGTAAGTCCAAACTGGATCGGCTGGTCTATCCATTACAACTGTTAATTGCTGACCGTTCCAAACTGGCATTGCTCGGAAGATTGAACAGATGTCATTAATCACATCATACGCAGAACGTTGCTCTGTTAACCACGCATTACAGGTAAATCTAGGCTCCCTACCGCCAAAACCATCAGGAACGAGCTGGTCGCAATATTGTGCAACTTGGTATAAAGTCCATTTATCAGCTCCAAACTCGCCTAGTCTATTACCTAATCCGTAACGTTTATTTGTAACAATATCAAATAAAATCCAAGCAGGATTATCCGTCCAATCTATTTTAAACGTACCATCCCAAACGCCAGAATATTGTCTTGTTCTTGGGTTATAGTTACTAGGGATTTTTACTTTAATTCCCAACAAGTCATAGGTTCTATTAGGGATATTCCAGAAGTATTCAGAATCAAATTTAACCCCGATTAAAGCGGTGTTTGGATATGTAAACTCGGTATCAATAACCTCTGTGTAACTAGACCATACCGTGTTATTTTGAAGTCTTTGAGAGTTACTGTCCGCTGTTAAGCGTTCAACTTTAATGGTAAACGGAACTGGCGGTAAGTTTTTAAATGTATGCTGTTGAAGATATTGAGAGCTATACTTACCAAAGATTGTTACAGGGTAAACTGTGCCACCAATAGTAATCGCAAGATTAACTTCAGTTTCTTTAATGTCCCCATTTTCTTCTACGCTTGATAGAGACTGAACGCCAATAGTGAATCTTAATCTTGAAACCTTGCTGTCTGTGATTGTTCTTGTGATTGGTAGATTGTTTTTTACTTGAGCGCCAACGGAAACTTCTTTTTCAGAAGTGTTAAACCCGCCTAGCACGCCTTGGACTTGACTACCTACTCGTCCCTGCAAAGAAAAGTTTTTAAAATTGTATGAATTATTACTATTTTGAACTGGTGTATTGTCTAGATAAACGGATTTCATACCGTTTGCCAATCCTGCTACCTCGCCATCGGAAAGAATCTCGACAATTTTCACAAGCTGTTTACTGCGACCAGTTTCTTTAGCCTCAACTGGCGTATGTGCGCCACCACCACCTTTACCCATTTTAAGACTCCCACGCTTCTAACCAAGGATAGATTTTTCCGCTCTTATCTCGGTATCTATTTTTGTCGCCGATTCCGTTATTTCCGCCATTACCACTGCCATCGCCGCCTATTTTGTTTCCTCGACCTGTCAATGTAGGCTCTCTATCAACGTCCATGGTCTCTATGCCCTGTGAGATAATAAGACCCCCGTCTCTAATTCGATCATAAGCAAGTGGAACAGGGCGCCCTTGCGCAGCCATATTTGAAAGATTTGAAAAACTTGTTGATTGTTTCTTTTCCGCCTCTTTGCCTGTGGACATTGATGGCATCTTTGTGAGCATTTGAGCCACGCCGCCTGCAGCCATTGCAATACCTGCACCGACAAGATAATATTGTTGAAATACTGCACCAACTACAATCATTACCGCCCCAACTATCGTTTGAAATAAACCTGCTTTTTTCGAGCCTTTTAAAACTGGCGTAAAATGGACTGTTGCATCGTCTTTTAAGTGCTGATTTAACCCTTGCTCGAGATAGCGATTATCTAAGTAATCTCGACCGACCCTTACGGTAAACAATCCTTGCTGAATGAATTGTCTTAACTTCGGAATTTGACTTGTTAAAGCCTGAATAACTTCTGCTGGCGTTTTGCAATCTAGCCTAAATTGAGTTCCAAACTGTTTAAGGGAACCGTAAAATCGAACGTTGACCATTCTCTGTGTCTCCAAATGCTGTGCGTGTGTTTAAGCCAATAACCATCGTACAAATCACGCTTAGATAATCGTTTTGGTGCGTGATGTAGTACCATCTGTTCGCCTACATAAATCGCAGCGTGATTTGGCACATTCGCACCTACACTAATTAAAATCACATCGCCAATTTGAGGTTCTTTTACTTGCTCAAATCCTTGTTTCTCGATGTTGTCTAAATAGAGATTTTTGCCTTCTTCCCACCAATAATTTTCACGCTCAAAATTAGGCATTTCACAACCAGATAAGCGGTAAAAATCTCTAAATAGCGTGTAGCAATCCGTTTCACCGTGATTAAACTCACGACCTATTAAAAATTGGATTTTCGGGAAAGTGCGGATTTGTTCATCGCAAACTAGCCAAAAATCTAACTGGCTATATAGTTGCGTTTGTAAATCAGCTTGGGATAGCTTTGGCTCACCTTGTGGGTGTGAGTGTACCAATGCCACAATCTCACCTTTCTCTGATGCGTTGATGTAATCTTCTGGCGTAATCTCAAAGTGATTTTCCTTATCTTCTGCCACGTTTTCGCAAGGCATAAAGACTTTTTCATTACCTACTAAAACAACAAAACCACAGCTTTCCTGTGGTTCTTTTGATTTTGAGTATTTGATTATCTCGTTGTGTAGTTTACCGTCCATCGCTTACCCCAACTTATCAACGCTAACAAATCCGCCATAGTTGTGTGTGTTATTTCTTAGCTTACAGCCAGTCAATAAACCACTACACTTATCCTTTTGTAGGTCGGTTGTCGGCTGGTCTTTTTCATCCGCCACTGCTCGCCCTGTATAGCCGCACTCAACACCACGATACAGCCAACTACAAGTCGTTGTAATCATTCGTCCGATTAAAGCGTTATCTGTTTCTGACGGTAAGGCTAGAGTAAACTGAGCAACGTCTCGATTAAGTGAGGCTAATTGCTCAATTACGAAATAACTTAATACTTCCTGTGACGGGTCGGCCTGCTTATTACCACTCTCGAAATTTACCGCATCGAGATAGTGCATATAGACTAATCTTCGTCTAACAACACCACCTAAACACTGCTCAAAGCGATTACAAAGTGCGGTAATAAATCCACCAACATTCCCTAGAGTTAGCGTTGGTCGGTTGCTTGGGCCGCTACCTGACATTTCAAACCCGTCTGCTTTAACCGCAAATGGCTCATAAGTCTTGCCTTGCCATACAATGGGTTGCGATTTTTCGTTGGTGCCAGCATAAAAACGGTATAATTCACCACTAATTCCATCACTATCACGCAATGGTCTTAAATCGACCTCGAATAACTCAATCAGAGCGTTTTGTTCCAGTTTGGCGAGGTCGAGTTTGAATTGATTGCTAATTGCTTGCGGCATTATTTACTCCAATAAAAAACCGCACCTAAAAAGATGCGGTTCTGTTATTCATTTTAACGATCAATTTATTGACATATTTTTGTATTTAAATTTGGTTGTCGTCATTGTTCCGTTTTTGCAAACGTTTTTTTCGACATCTAAGAATCCGTATTCAATCCACTCAATAGATGATTTTGTTTCTTTTTTAGTGTAAACACCATATTCGCCAAATCCAAAATTTTTATCTTGTATGGATGAGGGAATTAACAATTTGCAGATATTCATTGGTTTCTTTTCTGTATTGCTGTCAACTTCAATTAACTCCGGCAAGATTCCATTTTTTATATTGTCAATTTCTGACCAAATTGGGTATTTTTTGCAACATGGATACGGATTATTTTCAGCGTTAAACTCAAAAATCGGATAGCCATTTTTGAATATTGTTGGTTGAGCCAATATTTTCTTCGCTCGCTTTAATTTCGTGGCCAACCCTGCGTCAAGATCTACCGTCATATAGGTGCTTGTTCCGTCTGACGGCCGCGTTCCTTTCACGCTAACGGCATTCTCATCATCTACTTTTATATCAATACTGCAACCTTTACCAGCTCCGCAAACTATCTGTCCTCGCTCTATGCTAAATGTCAAATAATCCGTATTAGAATTAGTTGTAGTCCATAAGCTTAATTTTGCTCGCTGTTTCCCCTCATACGGGAAATCGAATTCCACTTCATTATCGCTCTCTATTGTCGCTGATATAATTGAATCATTGCTCATTTTAGAGCTACTGTTTGAAAGCTCCCACTTTGTTTCGTTTGCGATAGAAAAAAATGGGATTAATAAAATCGAAAATACTCTCTTATTCATATTTAAATAATTTAAGTTGTACGTTTTTATGATATTAAATTAAATGAGCCATCATTTAAAGATGGCTCATAAAAATTAATTAAAAACTTGCTTAAATTGCAATGAATATTCGACATAAGGGCCGTTATCAACTTTAGACCATTCCGAACAGAGAATTAATATTCGCTCAGTTTTGCCAGGCGGAATCCATTCAAACGATTTATATCCACCATGTCGCATAAGGAACGAATCAAGAGATTTAAGCATCTCTTTTTCCCTAACCTTGTGATAGCGGATTGTGGCAGTGGTCGATAATGGTAAAGAGTTAAGACCTCTTACTCTGCGTTGCTGATAACCATCGCCAAATTCGATAACATCAACTTCTGGCTTGTAATCTAGCTGCATTCCCCATTGGACTTTAAAATTAAATAGCTCTTTCATTCACTACCTCAACATTCCACCACTTCTAGATTCATGTCTAAGCACATCGTAAACTTGCGCTCTGGTTAATCTAGCGATCTTCTCGGCTAATGCCGGATCGCTGTCGCCATCGCCAAAGTTATTTGTCTGATTGATTACAACCGTCTTATTGCTCGAACCACCTAAGGCCTTGTTTAAATTTGAATTACTTGTGATCTGCCCGCTTGCTCCAGGCGTGAATAGCTCAGGACCTTTCTCACCGACAAGATACGTTCTGCCACCACCAACATAACCACCGCTAGCGCGAGCGCCTGAGATAGTAACGCTTTTAAGTTGGTTAAGCACTGCCGCGCCTTGACTTGCAACCGCCGCCATATTGGCAAATTTCTGCGCTGGCGTAACTGCTGTTGGGTCATTCATCGCTTTCATTACGGCTGCGTGTAAGTTAATCAGAGATTCAGCAATTTGGAATGATTTAGAGATTGAGAAAAGAGTTCTATACGCAGCAGACTGCTTGCCACCAGCCGCCTCAGCTAAACCAGCTAATCCATCAAATAGTGATGCAGCAATATTTAACTGTGTCGTCATCGCTTGTCTATCTAAATCCTCTTTACGTTTCCGATACTGATCTTCTATTAACGCTTTAGCCTCTTCAAACTGCTGAACGTTGATCAGCTGTTGTTCGTATAACTCTTGAGCCTTGACAAGCTGATCTTCCCTTGTTATTTCATTCTGAACATACGGATCATTTCCAGAACCTCTAATATCATTAAAGAATGACCGAACTTTATTAGCTCTGTCATTATCTTCTTTAATCTCTTTCGCTTTCTGTTTCTCTAAAGCCTGATCGTATGCTTGGTCCTCTAGCGCTAGGTAATGTTTTCTTAACTCTAACGCGCTACTAAAATTACGTTCTTTAGCATCTTTCTCGGATATAGCCATCCCATTAATTTTGGCTATGCGTTGTTGATGCTGTAGCTCTAACTTCTGCATCTCGTTAGCGTATTGCATATCAAGAGAGGCGACATCGCTTGTTGCACGACTAGATCCGCGACTTGACTTAATCGCCGCTTTCTTACGCTCACCTTTACTTACAGTGGCAACTTGCTCATTGTAGTTTTGTTCGAGTTTATCAAGCTCGGCTTGTCTTAACTGATCAATCGTATCAAATCCACGTTTTTTAATCTCAACTTCACTCAGTACGAGATTTTGGATGGCTTTCTTGTCTTTTTCGTGTTGTTCAGTTAGTTTTTGTTGTCGAGATTTTAGCTTATCTTCAATCTTTTCAAGCTGAGCTTTGCCAGCCTTCTCTTTTTCTTCTTGCTCGGCTTTCTTACGGCTTGATTCAGCGGCATCTGCCTCTGCTTTTTGTTTATCCTGCTCTTCTTTTAGTTTTGCTCGAGCCTTGTCTAAGTTGGCTTGCTGTTGATCCATTTGCTCACGCATTGCGGCCAACACTTCATCACTACCATCAAAAGCGCCCGATTCAAACTGTTGTTCTAATGCTTTCTTAGATTTTTCCAAAATGGAAATTTCATTTTCAAGGTTTTTTACATGGGTCGCAGTATCTACACCTTTCATTGCCTTAGTCAGCTTGATAAAAGCACCAGAAAGGCTATCTACCGCACCTTTAAAGAATTTTGTGATACCTGTTGTTTCTGCAAACTGCTCTTTTAATTCGTCAGTTGCTTGCCCTAATGTATCAAGCGAGCCGGATAATGTATCTTTTGCAGAACCCTCACCAGTACCGCCAACGCGTTCTTGTAACGCTTTAAATATAACTTCCTGTGCTTTAGCCTTGTCACCAGTCTCAACAAAAGAATTGATTAAATTTTGTTGTTCTGACGTAAGCTCAATACCCTTTCTTTTCAGAATAGATATTGCCTCAGCTGGATTTTCTAAAGCTCGCCCAAGGTTTTTAGCCTCAACTGAAATATCAGTGCCAAACGTTTCGGCTAAATCTTGAGATAGCTTAATAGCCTCTTTAAATGATTCTCCAGTAACGCTTTTAAATGTCATCATTGCTGACATCGATTGTCGCACGCCATCTGTGCTAGCCAGCGTATTCATCGCGACAGAGCGAGCAAACCTATCCATTTCGGAAGATGAAAACCCAACTGCCGCCCCAGTTGCTCTTAATTGAGCCTCTGTTCTTGCCATGTACCGCTCTGTTTCTTCAAAAATCTTTATGCCGTCGCCTAAAGAACCAACAAAAGAAACAACAGCTCCAGTGGCGGCTAGCGCCGCTGTTGCCAATCCACCGATTGCAATTTTGGTGAGATTAATGCCACCAGTGGTTTTCCCAAATCCGTCTAGAGATTTGCGTGCTCTATTAATTTCTTCAGTAAACTTGGCTGTCTCTGCCTCGAGTTTGATTTTTAAATTGCTAATCTGATCCAATTCTCAACACTCCTGAATTTGCAGCGGATACTTCCATCATTTCCTCGTCCGTCATTTCTCTTGCCGGTTCGTCAGAATTAAAGATGGAAAAATCTCTAGCCGTTACAACCTGTTTAGCGGCAGCGCAGTTATAGACCGAACTTGTGATTATTCCGTAACCATAATCAAGCATTTCAAGCGTGAACGGTCGTTTCCCGAAATATCTGTACCAAGAAAAATACTCCGCAAGAGACATCTCACGGAGCATTCTTCGATAGTCCGCACGTTTAAATTCGTGCGCAAGCTTTAAAACAAAATCAAGTTCGGCCTCTAGGCGTTTTTTGGCTCACCGTCCGCACTGTCTGCTTGCTCTACTTCTTCCTGACTTTCTGTTTTAGGGAAGTTACACACACTTTGAACAGCATCAAGAACGAGATAGAAGTCGTTATTTGTGAGTGTCGTTAAGACTTCATTTTGTAGCTCGTCAATAGTCTTATCTGTCTTGGTATGTGATAGCGAGTAAGCAATCAATCGCGCATGAGCTAACAAGTTATTTCTTGTCATTTTATTAAGCTTTGCATTAATCTCTTTCTCTGTATCTTCCGCTTTAATTGGATCAGGTTTTTCGAGCGAATTCATGTACTCGATATACTCAAGATAATCTAAAGCAGACAGTGCGGATAACTGAAGAACTTGCCCATTAACTTCAAACTTGATTTGTTTTAACATGATTAATCACCTGCTTGATTTGTTTCAGCTAATAATGGTTTTCCCACATTGGTTAGCTTGATTGTGCGTGTCATTGTTTCATTTTGTGGAACAGCTTTACCCAAAGAAGATACCCAAGCAAAATACACATCTCGTGTGCCATTTGGATATACCACCAAGTAGAATTTTTTATTACCACTATCAAAATCTTTAACGATAGCTTGTTGAGCTGTATCGCCAGGTAACCACGCAAGAGTAATAGAGGTTTCGCCTGCTGATTTTGCACCTTGGCTTGTTGATTTCCACTCTGCGTTCGGATCGTCTAAGTAGTTATCCTCATAACTTTCCGCGGTGACTTCACCAGGCGATAACTCTTTAATTTTTGCGATACGCTCCCAGTTCTCGGCTTTTTTAATTTCTGCCGCTGAAATTGTTCCACCTTGAATAGCTGTGGTTTCTTTCTCGTCTTTCAAACGGAAAAACTGAGTTCCAGCGCCTTTCATTGGTGTAGTGTCTTTTTTAGCCATTATTGACCTCGTAAGTGATGTTGTATTGGATATCGGCAGCGATCCACGTTGCCATTTGTTCATCTTGATCGTAATCAAACGAAGAAAATGAAGTTGTTTCAGTTAGACTGGATAGCGAATCTTCAACCATTCCACTCTCATAGATTTCTTGGGCCAGTTTATCTAAATCATCTTCTCTAGATACTGACTTCATAAATGCCGCAACGTGCAATGTAGCCTGTAACGTTCCATCAAGATAACCTGTAGGAGTTACATTACTGATAAACACCGCAACAGTAGGGCTTTGATTCTCAATATCTGAGAATGACGGCTTTCCATTGCTGAACTCTTTAACCTTTGGCAGGTGAGCTGTTAGCCTATCAATAACCGCTCGTCTAATTTCTGAGTGAATTTTCATTTCTTAACCACTATCTGAATTTGTCTAATTAACTGATTTCTTAATTCCATTGGCATCTCTTTTTCGTATGCGCGTTTAACTTCAGCGTGAAAAGCCTCAGTTAGCGGAATCTTGAGTGGAATTTTAACTACATCGATTGGATAACGATCCTTCCCTTGTCGTTGCATTACTTGCGTTCTTCCGTTTTGGAGCTTTTGAATAAATGCTCTTTGAAAAAAACGATTGCCGACTTTTAATTGACCTTTATTTTCGCCTCTTCGAATAAATCTTCCGTCACCTTTGATTAATCGGATTACCGGTAAATTTCCTCGATTAACCTTGATAAAAGCGCTTAATCTTCTTGGTTTGGCGCGTTCTAGTTTCGCTCGACCTTTAATAAAGCGCTTTGGAACATCCACTTTTTTGGATGTATCTATTACAGCTCTCACCATGACCTTGGCTGCAACATTGTTAATTGTCCGCGCCATTGCTTGTGGAACTGCTTTTTTATCAATGTCGGTTAATGCTTTCTTGGCTTTCTCGATGTCGTCATTAATTGTCATCAGTAACTTGCATCCTCTTCAAGTTGTAGAATGATTGTTCCTGAATTAAAGCTAAAACCACTAACAATATACTCAATGTTATTTATCGTTACGCGATCATTTTTCTTAGGTTTGTACCCTGAAGATTTGAATAGCGTAAGCGTGCGATAAATACCATTAATCGGCTCAAACTCTTTTGGAACTTCATCTAAAACCGCTTTGTATTTTTTACCATTGATGACATAGACGGACATCATCACATCTGATATGACTTTGTCCGCCTGTGCGATTGCTACATCAAATGGACTAAGCGTTGATCTTGACATCCACGGTATCCACAGATGCACCACTTGCGCGCCACGCAACGCCTAAACGTTTATTACTACCAGCGGTAATTGTTGCACCATCGGTTGACCAGTAAACAATCGCGCCTTGCTTAATATCATCTGATGCTTTTGCTTTCACAGTAAATACACCAGTAGTTAAACCAACACCAACACCAGCTTGAGCAATATCACTCTCTGCAACAACTGCAAGACTTTCGATCATTGCTACATCACCGCTTTTCATCGCAGCGGTCGCGGTAAAGCGTACTGTGTTGCCGTCTTGTACATAATTTTTAGCCATATTCAATTAATCCTATGATTCGTTTAATAAAAAACCGCACCTTATTCAAAAGTGCGGTCACTATTTAATGGATTCTAAGCTACTTGTTTGTAACTTTAACGATACCGCGATAATCAATCACGTTCACGCCTGCATCAATGCGAACTTTTGTCGCTACACCGTCAACAGTAAAGCCTTGTTGTTGTTCGATATATGGAGTATCGATGCCGTCAAGATATGAAACTTCAATCGCCTCTTTATTGATCAAGTACCATTCTTTCGGATTTGCAATTTGTAAACGAGCAGATTTAACCGGATCAACAACACCTTGTAATGGATTTATGATGCCTGAATTCATATCCGCACCCTCTACGCTTGTAGAGCCTAATAATTGTTTAGCGCGAGTGTATAAAGATGTTGGCGCTAACAAGAATTCAGGCTCGATAGCTAAAGGTTGACCGCTTGCATCAACGAAACCGTTCATCATTTGAATAGCTTTATCAATGTTTGTGATGTCTAGTGCGGCATTATCAAATGCATTTTTGTGTGAGGCATCAAATAATTTTTTACCATCTTGAGCAATAGCGTTACCGGTTAATAGTGCGAATACTAATTTGGCAATGGTTGCTTTTGCTGCTTGCCCCATTTTCTCAGGGATTTTGGTTAAAAGGTGCATATCATCGTTCAAGATAGCTTGACGAGTGATAGAGAATAATTGACCGTATGTTGCAAGTGCTACATTCGCGCCCTCGTCACCGATTTTGCCATAGCTATATTCTTCACCCTCACCAACTTCAGGGAGATAGCTAAAACCACCAAGACCAACGCGTTTAGTTGTGCGGAAGTCTGTTAATGTGCCGCGAGTAGTGAATTTTTCATAATCTTCTACCGCACTTTCCCAACCTTTTAATAGTGATTTGTGGGCCACATCAATTAAGATTTGACCAAAGTCAGAGCTTGAGTGTGTGAATGCTAAACCAACAATACCCATTGCATTTTGACCAGCAACGCTAACGCCACGATCTGCGAGTGATGCTCGAGCCAATTCGCGCAAGCTCATACCGCTATATGCATTAGCTTTTGTATTTGATTGATCTTTATCAATGCCTGCGCGGGCTAACAATGATTGTTTAACACTGTCACCGACAATATTACCGTTACCAGCGTATGCGGTAGGCGCTGCACTTGGTGTGGTGTTTGAACCTAATTTTGCAAGTAATTTATCTTTTGCTTGTTCAGCTGTAATTGATAAATCACCTAAGCACTCAACCAACAAGGCATCGTGAGCAGAACCAAACGGAGCGAATACAGCTTTGATCGCATCGTTTCGTGCTTGTGTATTAACTACTTCAGTGGTTTTTTGTTCAGTTTTTGCCGCTGGTTGTGTTTGACCTGCCGCATCGCCTTGAGGCTGATTGAACATATCTTGAACTTGTTTTGGCATATTGGAAAATTCCTCTAGTTTGTTTGATTTAATAGCAGCCATTGCCACCAGCGGCTCGGCTAACTTGTCCGCAAATCCGTGTTCAACGCATTCTTTACCGTTAAGCCACGTTTCTGCCGATAGCATTTCCGCCAATTCTTCAGCGGCTTTGCCTGTTTTGCTTGAGTACGCAGAAATTAATGTATCTTCCACCTTATCGAGTAAGTCGGCATATTTGCGAATCTCTTCAGCATCGCCGCCTTGAATGCCCCAAGGTTTATGGATCATCATCATTGCGTTTTCAGGCATGATTACTTCATTGCCGGCCATAGCGATTACGCTCGCCATACTTGCCGCCAATCCATCAATATAAACGGTGATATTTGCAGGGTGATTTTTTAACAAGTTATAAATCGCAAGCCCATCAAATACATCGCCGCCAGGTGAGTGAATGTGCAGATTAATTTGCTTTAAGTTTCCACCTAAAGCTTTTAAATCATTTGCAAATGTTTTTGCTGAAACACCCCACCCACCAATCTCTTCATAAATCGAAATCTCAGCAACTTCATTAGCTTTAGCTTTGATTGAGTACCAACCACTCTCTGTCTTAGCTTTAGTCTTTGTTGTCATCGCTTTCGGATTCATTAGCATTTGTTTTTTCTGCATTTGCTTGTCCTGTATTGGTTAAGTCTGTATCAAACTTCAAGCCTAAATCTTTATTTTCATCAGTTTCGACTTTCCGTCTGCGTTTTACTTCTGCCGGATTACTTCCACTCGCTCTAATTGCTTGGCTTTCCGTAGCTAATCCACCTTTAATTCGTTCTTTCCACGCTTGAGCCTCTTTTACTGGATCTATCCATGGCATCACAGGGCCGCTATAAACAGCGTTATAAAGTGATGCAGGATCAATATCGACCGGCATCTCAATTTCGCCGCTGACAATCGCCATTTTTAGCCATTCGCGATAAATCGGGCGAGAGATATGTGCAACAAAGGTATCTTGTAAAACTGCGTAACCCTCAAAGCTCTCCACCAACTCTTGGCGTTGGCTTGAGTAAGTGCCGTTATAGTCACGGGCAATACTTGAATAACTTGAGCGAGTACCAGCAGCCGTTGCTCTTAATTGTCCGTTTCTAAAGGTTTCAAGGTTGACATTTGGTCGGTTTGAGTTGATTAACCCGATGTCCTCACCAGGTTTTAAATCATCAATGATTGCACCTGGAGCAATCTCAAAATCTCGCTCCGGACTGTCTGCACCATAATCATCATTATCTCCGTAGAGTGCGGCATCACCTTTTTTGATGTACATCGTAAAGGCGGCGGCAATTCGTGCAGCCACACGCTCGCTCTCTTCGTAGTCTTTTAAATCGGCAAGACGGACAATTACACCGTGCAACATCGATACGCCACGCAACTGGTGCAGTCGTTTTTTAAACGCAAGGTGCAGCATATTTTCTGCCGGCACTGATTTAACTCGCCCGTAAGTACGGTTATTTTCCTGCGGGTTGTCCATGTAAACACGGTAAGACACAGGACGTCGCCATGCGTTAATCTCTATGCCTTGGATTACATTAACCGTATCAGATTGCCACATAGGCACAAAGTCAGGCTCTAATGCCTCAAGACTAAATGCAATGCCTGTGCTATGATTTAACCCTGCCACTACACCACGCACGAGCTGGATAAATACCTCGCCATCACGGAGCCACGTTCGCAATAACATTCGCTCTAGCTCAGGGCGAGTAAATTGTCCGGTAACCTCTGGCCGAACAGACCATTCAGCCCACTTCTTACGGATTTGCTCTGCTAACTCCTCGTCAACATCACCAGTTAATTTAAGAGGTTGCGGCTCAATGTGGATACCTCTTGAGCCGATAACACGCTCTTCCATTTTGTCCAAGATGCCGATCACAATGTCGTGATTTTGATCTAATGCCCTAGCCTGCTCTCGCAAACTTACCGCACTTTGTTTTGTTGATATGTTCGCGCCTTGGCTTTCGCGTTTTGCTTTGTGCGTACGGCTTGGCATTGCTGCCTCGTATGCATTCATCACATATCGGCTTTTTGCTCGCTGTGCGCCCCATTTAGGCGAGATTGCGGCAATCGTTTTATCTAATATTCCCATCGTTTAAAATCTCGCGTATTTGATTCTGTGGCGTTTAACGTACTGTCTTGTTTCCGCTAATAACTCATTAAGCATTTGTTGATAGCGGTCACGTTGTTTTGTCCATTCGGACACTTGGTAAGATACCGATCGCCCATTAAAGCTAACTTGGCTTTGGGCGTTTTCGATCTTTTCATCAAGCGTTCGGATTTTTTCTTCGAGTTCGTCTCTGTCGTAGATAGCCATTTCTTCCCCAATAAAAAAACCGCACTTTTTACGGTGCGGTTAGTTAAGTAGTGGTAACTCAATTTGCAATTTGTCTTCAAAGATTTTTAGTGTTGCTTCAAGCAACGGCTTTTTACCTTTCCATTCATTCAATGCTTTACCACAAACGCTTGCTAATTGTTTTTCGGCTTTATGCTCACCCAAGGCTTGGTAATATTGCTCAAGCAATGTCATGTTGCCAGATAGCAATTGATCTTGCATAAAATTAAATGCTTTGATGTAAGCAATCTTAATTGCCATTGCTTTTTTGGTTTTATATCCCATAACCAATAACATAAAACCGTCTTTTGTCATCTCAAACATTGGGCGCTTTTCGCCTTTTTTATCAATGTATTCAACCAATCCAAAATTGGATCGGTTAAATTCATCATCTCCAGATTCCAAAATTTCGCGGATATCACGCATTACGTGAGCGTGCAACTTGCCAAAAACTTTTGCTACAGTTTCTGATGTGGTAATAGTTTTATAGCCTTTATTTTGTACAAACTGTTTAAAATTTTCGGGATTTGCCAATTGCATTTTCTACCTCCAAATTTAGATAATAAAAAGCCCCAACTATCTCTAGTCAGGGCTTGAGTTATTACCGCAACATTCCCGCCTTTTTACAGGCTCGATATCTATCGATTTAAGGTTGTCTAGGAGTTAAAGCCAACCGCTTTTTTTACTTCCGCCACCGTTTAGCCAATTACTTTTGGTTTTGGCTTTCGGTTGCGGTTTAACTTGTTCAATTTCTACCGCACTTTCAGTTTCTTCTTCCGGTGCAGTTGTCTCTTTTCTGATTACATCAGGGTTTAATCCAGGTAGTTTTGCCCAGTACGGGACATTATCCTCATCACCCCACTTAATACGCTCATAACCGCGCAAAATAGCGATCGCATGGGCATAGCAAAATAAGTCAAACGCCTCATTATTGCCTTTGCCTGGTTTACGCCATTTACCGTCTTGTCCGCGCTCCTCATAAGTCAGCTCATCAAAAAACCACTCCCCAAGCCACGCTGGGAAATGGATATAGTTAGCGCCGACAGTCTCACGACTTAATGCGTTGCTAATACGATCTTTAAGCTGATCTGTTTGGAGTAAATACAACGGCACATCGCCGCGCGCTTGAGCATGCCGGTCTGATCGAGAGGTGTTATCAGGGTAAGTACGCGTAATAAGTTTTTGACGCTTGGTGCTATCACCTTTGACGAGATAGACGCGTTTAGATGATCCATCGCGTTTGCATCTACGCCAAAACTTATAAGCGTTGTCTGTTACACCGTCCTCACCGCCGCTATCC